ATAAAAGATTTCGAGACATTTAAACGGCCTAAAAATCAAGGTGGTGAATGGCTCATAGCGAAATGGATGAAAGTAGTTGGACCTTATAAAACGGAGGAAATCTAATGTCTGACAATACATACAACGGATGGACGAATTATGAGACGTGGCGCGTGCACTTAGAGATATTTGACGGGTGGGAAACGGACGGACAGAAAGTATCAGCAGACAGTCTCATGGATATCGCTCATGAATACATTGACGACACAGCGGAACATATGGCGCATGGATGGGCTATGGCCTTTATTAATGAAGTTAACTGGCATGAAATAGCGGAACACATTAACGAAGCAAATGAGGAGGGTTGACACAACGGAGGGCATGGTTCAATCCATGCCTTCTATTGTTTTAATCGTCAACGTGAAAAGGGAATTGATTATGATTAATCTACGCGAAGCATGTGAAGAATACATTGACTTATTGAATAGTCCACCTAACGGATGGGGGCAACATGTTCATCCTATCTACGGACAATCTCACAATTTACTTTTCAAATTGTGGAAGGATTGGAGCAAAAAAGAAGTAGAAGATTGTCTGCAAATGATATTTGAAGAGAGGGAAAACCAGTGACAGTAATCACAATTTTAATACTTGCATTTGGCGGGTTCGCTATAGTAGTGTCCCTAATGAATTTAATATCATTGATGAAAAAGGACCATTAATCATGTTGGTAAAAGAAGCATTAGAATTCGGCAAAGTATCAAAAGGGAATACCAAAATGCCGGGCACATCATATGCGGTTGATGCTTTCGCATGTAATGTTGGAAGTAAGTTAGCGCAAATCAAGGGAACACCTTGTCATGGTTGTTACGCTAGACGTTTACAAAAAATTAGGCCTAGCGTCGACAAGGGATACAAAGCTAACCTGGACAAATGGCGCACTAGTGACCCTAAATTGTGGGTTGAGGCTATGGTGTTTCAAATCCTACGGAGTGGTGAAAAATACCACCGCTGGTTTGATAGTGGTGATTTACAGTCTCGTGCAATGCTCAATCAAATTATTGAGATATGTGAACGAACCCCTAACGTAAAGCATTGGTTGCCTACTCAGGAGCGAACCATTGTTGACGGCGTGGCATTGCCATCTAACCTTGTTGTGCGTTTATCAGGCAGCAAGGTCAACGGACGTGCGCCTCATGCGCCTAACACTAGCACGGTATTCGATAAACAAGGTGAGGCTATAGGTCAGGAGTGCCTAGCGTATACTAGGGGTAATAATTGTGGCGATTGTCGCGCATGTTGGAACCCTAAAGTAAAAAATATCAGCTACAAAAAACATTGATTGGAGCAAACTATGAAACGTGAGATTTTTCTTGATACAGTGAAACTAATGCTTATAGTAGGATCACTAGTTGCGTTGTTGTTAGTGACATGAAAAGGAAATAAACCATGAACATATTCTATTTACATTCGGACCCGGTAACATGCGCTAGGATGCACTGTGATAAGCATGTAGTTAAAATGATACTGGAATATAGTCAGTTATTATCGACGGCGCACCATGAGCTAGACGGAACACCTGCTATAGAGTGCTATAAACCGACACATAAGAACCATCCCAGCACCGTATGGGCCAGGGAAAATAGACACAATTATCGCTGGTTATGGCGATTGTTAGACGCTACACAGGAGGAATATACGCACAGGTATGGGAAAGTCCACGCTACAAAGCAAAAAGGAATTGTTGACAACCTACGTTATTGTCCCTATGAATTACCTGAAGGCATGGATATGACACACATTCCACAATGTATGCCGGACGAATACAAAACACTACAGTCCAGTATTCAAGCCTATAGGAACTACTACCGTGGAGACAAGGCCTATATGGCGAAGTGGACTAATAGAGAAATACCACATTGGATGGAGTAAAAAAATGCTTGACAAAGAAACTATGATACAAGACTTATGGGAACATGAGAATTACCACTTGACTGTGGACGAAATGTTGTCACTTGCGAAACTAGGTTTTACAAGGGGTATAGAAAATCTAAGTATAGACGAAGTAAAAGAATTATGGTCTAAAGTATTTGGAGAGGAGTGTTAGTAATGCGTTGCAGAGTATGTAATAAAAAATTATCTCAATCAGAGATGGTTCGTAAGGATTATCAAACGGATGAATACCTTGATACGTGTTCGGAGTGTCTACACCATAGTTATGATAGCCTCACGGTTTTTACTGACTATGATTTTCCCTATGATAAAAAAAAACCACTTGACAGTGATTAAGGAAACTAGTATGATCTTAAGTGGTACATGAGTTAACGTCTTTGGTTAATTCCTTAAAGTCTTCACTCTAGTTACCACTTAAGAAACACTATAGGAAAAGGTAAAGGATTATGTCTAAACGAAACAAACAGTCTAGAAATTTTACGTTGTCTTTTGAAAAATCACCCGTCCGTAGCAGATCACCTGAAAAAGTTAGTATGGATAATTTAAACCGTCCTAAAGTTTTCCGGTCACTTAAGAGAGAACTAGAAGCGCAGGATGCGGATGATGAAATTAAGGAGTATTTCAATGAGTGTGATTAAAGATAAATTTAACATTGTAGCGGATGTTTTTAATGATTGCGAAGTATGCACAGAGTGTCAGTATTTTATGCACCCTTATAGAACACCCTACGGTGAATACACTTGTGATATTCTAGACGGGTTTGTTCCTGATCCTGAATTTTGCCCAGGTTATGAACAATATAAAAATGAATTAGAGGATGAAAAATTATGTCTTTAGATCACCTATTAGAAATACCAGAGTTTTTACAACGTGATTATGATCCTCTTGAATGGTTAGAAAAGTATACCCCGCCTAAAGATATACCTTGGTGGATGCCTGATCTACAGGCTTATAAGGAGGAGAGACTAGCGAAGGAAAAACGTAAACAGGAGATTGAACAGGAGAAAACGGATAGAGCGGAACGTAAGGCACGTAAGAAACGAATAGAACATCAAGTGTATGATGCGATAAGTAGAAAACATAATACTTTCGGTATGATCCGTAAAACAATGCTTGATAGCATTTCAGACAGTGAAATACGCGGAGGTCTTCGTAGGTTGACAAAGCAAGGTCTTGTTGATAAGATAAGCAAGAGAGTTTACGCAATAAAGTAAAGAGGAGAATATTAATGGTAAAAGAACAAGTAGTGACTGAGGGTGTTGTAGCCTTCTGTAATCTAGCTGAGACTGAAAAGTTCAATGGTCAGGACACAGGACGTTACTCAGTAGTAATCAACATGACTGACGAAGAGGTTGAAAAGGTTAAGGCTTTTGACGTTCAGACTAAAGAGTACAATGATCAAGCCCAGCGTTCCTTCAAGTCTAAGTATCCCGTTACGGTTGTGGACATTGATGGAAACACGGCAGACAAGCGTATTCCCTACGGGTCTAAGGTTCGTCTTTTGTGGTCACCGGGACCGGCCCATCCACAATGGGGTGTTCCAGCCTACCTTAACAAAGTTAAAGTTCTAGAGTTGTCTGATAATGATGGAGGAGATACACCGGAGGAGTTCTGAGTATATGGGTCAGGGGATGCCCTTAAATCCCCATTTTATATGGAGGAATAAATGAGTTCCCAAGTAGTATCTAGAACACCATGCCCTAAATGTAGGGAAGCTGGAAACGACACACAGGGAAACAATTTGATAAATTACGATGATGGTCACTCTTATTGTTACGCCTGTAATTATTTGATAAAAGGAGATGGAGAAAGTATGCCGTTAGATAGCGCGACTATTCGTACAGATCAACCGACAATCACGCTTCAAGGCATAGCGGGTCCAATTAAGGACCGGCGCATATCGGAGGAGATTGTTCGTAAATTTGGTGTAACATTAGAGAAAGGAGACAATGGTGAGTACAGTAGGCATAACTATCCTTATTTTACTTCTGACGTACGCCTTGTAGGGGCAAAAGTCCGTACAGTATCAAACAAGCAGTTTCATGTGAATGGAACCCTGGACGGTACAGGTTTATTTGGTCAACATTTATGGCGTGAGGGTGGGCGTTACGTGACCGTCACAGAAGGCGAAGCAGACGCACTAGCTGTAGCTGAGATGTTTGACGGTAAGTGGCCTGTAGTGTCCATAAAACGTGGGTCAGCATCAGCGTTAAAGGATATAAAAGAAAACCTAGAGTGGCTAGAAACATTTGAAAACGTAATCATTTGTTTTGATATGGACGATGCCGGTAAGAAGGCCGCTGATGCCGTTCTACCCCTATTCTCACATAACAAGGTGCGTGTAGTTACTCTGCCCTATAAAGATGCCGGTGAAATGCTTAAACATGGCAAGGTTAAGGAGTTTACTAGCGCATGGTGGGACGCTAAACCCTACCGTCCTGTAGACGTAGTGTCATTCAGTGACGATAAATGTTGGGAGGCATTTGTTAAACGTGGGACGGAAGAAATAATTCCGTTACCGGAAGCCTACGGATCGTTGAACGCTATGATGAATGGCGGCATAGCGGCTGGTGAGGTGACTGTCATAGGTGCTTTAACGTCCGTAGGTAAAACGACAATGGTGTTTAACCTCCTCTATGACATGGTGTTACAGAGTGGTAAAAAGATTGGTGCGGTGTTCCTTGAGAGTGACCTGGGGGAAACTGTGGAGAAAATTGTATCATTACACAGTGGTGAGAACATATCATTAGTCGAACCTCAAAATCGTGATAATTCTCTTTATCGTGAGTATTATGATGATTTTGGTAGCCATGATAATGTTCACATTCTAGAGCATTTAGGTATGTCAGATGTAGATGATCTATTTGCTAAGATGCGGTGGATGGCTAAAGGCATCGACTGTGATGTTCTCGTAGTCGATCCACTACATGCCGCCGTTAAATCGGATGAGAATGGTACGATAGATGCCTTCATGGATAGATGTTTAAAATTAGCGAAAGAAACTGGTGTGTCTGTAGTGATAATTAGCCACATGCGGAAACCTCAAGTCAAAGACCCGCATGACGTTAACGAGTACGACATGAAGGGTTCAGGGTCCATTAATCAGATTGCCTTTAATACCATTCTACTAAGCCGTGACAAGATGTCTGAAGATGATTATACACGTAACAGTACGCTTGTTCAGTTGGTTAAGTGCCGTCGCACTGGCCGTACAGGACGCGCAGGGTGGTTATTCTATGAGACTGAAACCGGACGTATGGTTCAAGGTCAGGCTCCAGAAATACAGGCAGTAGAACATGAGGAGTTCTAAGGATAGGTGGAACAAGAGCCGTGTGTATAATAGGGAAAAATATTTGATGAAGAGAACAGGAATGGCTTGTCAATGTTGTGGTGAAAAATTTCCAAGAGAGTTACTTGAGTTTCACCATCCACTAGACGTTGAAAAAAAATTTGACTTAGCTATGAATAAATGGGGTGGTGTTCACGGCCCTAACCAAGAAACACTTGACGAAGCAGACCAATGTGTTATACTATGTAGTAATTGCCACGCACTAGAGCATATAGCGTTGAAGAGAGGTGAAAGTTTAGTCCATGACCCGTCAGCTTATCGTAGATATAGAAACCACAGAGTTACCCGTTACGAAAGTCTGGATGATTGGTACAATGAACAAGTCATCGGGCGAGGTACGAAACTTCAAGTTACCGTCTAAATCAGATACAAAGGAGATACAGGAATGGTTCAATCAATTCGATCAAATTATAGGACACAACTTTATAGACTTCGACGGTATGGTTTTAAGAGATATATTAGGACTGCAATTCGACAACATATCTATCGTAGATACATTAGTCCTCTCACGTCTAGAAAATCCGCAGCGTGAAGGTGGTCACTCTCTTAAAGCGTGGGGAGATAGGCTCCGTATGCCGAAAGGGGATCATACAGACTTCAACGTATTTTCAGAAGAAATGGTCGAGTATTGTATTCAGGACATGCGTATTACGAATACACTTTTTGATACTCTTACTTCAAATCTCAATAAGTTTCAAGGCGAGAGTATTAAGTTGGAGCATGAAGTCCAGACGATCATTTCTCAACAAATCAAAAACGGATGGGTTCTAAATGAACAAAAATGTTTTGAGTTACTGGCAGAATTAAAAGAGAGAAAAATGAAACTAGAGGAGGAGGTGCATGATAAGTTTATCCCTATGGCATCATTTGTCAAAAATGTCACCCCGAAATATAAAAAAGATGGGGCATTATCGAATGTCGGTCTTAAATTTTTTGGTGATGATTGGCGTTGTGTTGCTGGTTCTTTTTCTCGTATAGACTTTCCTCAATTTAATCTAGGCTCACGCCAACAAATAGGAAAGTATTTACAACATTTTGGATGGGTTCCAGATAAATTTACTGAAACCGGCCAACCTATGGTGGATGAAAAGGTATTGGAAAAAGTTAAAGGAATACCAGAAGCTACACTAATTGCTGAATATCTAATGATACAAAAGAGAATAGCACAGGTTCAATCCTGGGTAGATTGTATGAACACTAATGATAAAAGGGTACATGGTTACGTTAATTCTATAGGTGCAGTTACAGGCCGTATGACCCACAGTAGTCCTAATTTAGCTCAAGTTCCTGCTTCTTACTCCCCATATGGTAAAGAGTGCCGGTCATGCTGGACAGTGCCTAAAGGATATAAATTAGTAGGGACTGATGCTGCCGGTCTTGAGTTACGAATGTTAGCACATTATATGAATGACAAGGAGTATACAGATGAAATCATCAACGGAGATGTACACACGGCAAACCAGAAAGCTGCTGGACTTGCAACAAGAGACTCTGCTAAAACTTTTATCTATGCTTTCCTCTACGGAGCAGGAGATAGAAAAATTGGCTCCATCGTCGGTGGTACTGCTACAGATGGAGCAAGACTTAAAGCACTATTTCTCAAGAACACACCAGCTCTTAGAGATTTACGAGAAAGAGTTAGTAATGCCTCTATTCGAGGGTATCTCAAAGGAATCGACGGGAGAAAATTAATTATCAGATCACCCCATGCTGCCTTGAATACACTTCTACAGTCTGCCGGTGCGGTTGTGATGAAAAAAGCATTGACACTAGTAGAAGAGTTTGCTACAATACATAATATAGACTACAGATTTGTAGGGAATATACATGACGAAATACAGGTTGAAGTTCGACAGGATCAAGCAGAAAAATTCGGATGGTTGTCTGTAGAGTGTATCAAGGCGGCAGGGACTAAGTTAAATTTACGTTGTCCTTTAGACGGTGAATATAAAATAGGAAACACTTGGGCAGAAACCCACTGATAGGAGCAAGTATGACAAAAACTTTTGACACTTTAGTTGAGGACATTTATAGTCTTATGAAAACTAAAAATACAGCAAAGTGGGTAGACACTGAGGCTGAGATTGATAAGTTTGGTGAGGCTATGAAGGACTTAATGCGTAAGGAGTTTATACCTGGTGAGGGTAAATGGTCTAGCCGTTCAGGACTACGTTTGTCTTCTGTAGGTAAGCCTGACCTGATCCAGTGGTTTACGTCCAGGCGATATACTGGTGAAAAAATACAACCAAATGTTCTTATCAAGTTTATGTATGGGCATTTAATTGAGGAAATGTTGCTTCTCTTTACTAGATTGAGTGGGCATACTGTTACAGATGAACAGAAGGAATGTAAAGTAGGCGGTGTTACCGGACATATGGACTGTAAGATTGACGGCCTTACTGTAGACGTTAAATCCACCACTAAGTTTGGAATACTAAAATTTAGAGATGGAAACATGGCTGAAAAAGATGATTTCGGTTATGTCGATCAACTAAAGGCATATGCTCATTCAGAGGGAGAACGTAAGTTTGGTTGGTTAGCTATGGATCGTGACAGTGGCAATTTAGCTACGCTTGTTTATGATCTAGACGATGAAGATCACCCCATGCACAAGTTCTATAGTGGAGATATAGAGGAAAGGATAGAACACGTAAAAAAGTCTCTAGAGAGCGAAGACCGTCCCTCTCTATGTGCCTCTCCAGAAGAGGATGGCAAATCAGGCAACTTAAAACTATCTACTATATGTTCGTACTGCAAATTCAAACTACATTGCTGGCCCGATGTGCGAGGGTTCTATACCGGCTCTGGACCAAAGTTTTTAACTACCGTGGTAAAGGTTCCTAGAAATAGGAAAGGTATCCCCTGTCCTGAGATTAACTTGAAAAAAGGAGAAGTTAATTATGATAGAATTTAAAGCTGTAAGTACACCTAGACATGACAGGTTTGAAGAGACAATTACAAACCTTTTAAATGAGGGGTGGGAATTACACGGTAGTCCTTTCGTATCTCAAAGTGGTGCTATGACACAATCGTTGACCCGTACTGTGAAAGCCCCTAACCCTGTTAAATTGAAAAAATAGATATTCTTGTGGTTCAATATCGTAATAAATTTGAAGAACGTATAGGAGCTTTACTAGGTAAGAAAGCATTATATGAATCTTGTAAAGTTCCATACGTTGTTCACAGACATTACATTCCCGACTTTACTTTGTCTTTAAAAACAGGTGTAGTTCATTTCGAGTGTAAAGGGTATTTTCGAGTAGGAGATATTCACAAATATAAATCAATTAGGGATTCTTTGGAGACTACAGAAGAACTAGTTTTTGTTCTTTATGATCCAAATAAGAAAGTCCGAAAAGGAGGAAAAATGACCATGAGTGAATGGTGTGATAAGGAGGGTTTCTCTTGGTATACAGAAGAAACTATTAAAAATGCCTTTATCAAATGAACAGTTTTTAAAGAGACTAGCAGTAATGGCTGATCCTTCTCTCTTATGCGAAATTCTAGACCTTGAAACTGAGGATATAATTGAAAGGTTTGAGGATGTAATTGAAGACCACATAGATGATCTTAGAGAAGTTTTTGATGTTGACATTGATGAAAATATATTGTATGATGGGTAGTATAATGGATGATGACAACACGTTTACAATTCTAGCACCGGATACGATTGTTTCACGTATGGAGGAAGTACGGTTGATTTCTAAAGATTTAAAAGATGATGACTTAAGACAAGCTATACTTCTACGGGCGGCAGAAATTCTATTAGAGAGTTGTGTCCGTCAAAATGTAAGTCCTATAACCAACTTAACAACGGTGAATTAACATGATGCCACATACGCACGTATCTAGAGAACAGAAAGTTGCAAGGTTTCACAGAGCAATGGGGTTAGACATTGATAGTGTTCCTCGCGTATCTTTACTGCAATTAAGAAAAAAGTTAATTTTAGAGGAAGCGCACGAAGTATGTGAGGCTATTGATGTTTTAGAAATGGAGTTGGAAAGAGGAAAAAAAGGTTCTGTAGATCAATGGTCGCATTTAATGAAGGAGTTGTGTGATTTACAATATGTTCTTAGTGGCACTATCATTAGTCTCAATACCCTTTATGGTAATTTTAGTCCCGCTTTTAATAGGGTCCATCATTCTAATATGTCTAAACTTGATAACGAGGGTAAACCGGTATATGATAGCAATGGTAAGGTGCTTAAAGGGCCGAATTACAAAGAACCATATTTAGAGGATTTAATATTATGACAAAAGTTTTACTATTAATCGTAACGATAATGTTACCGGATGGTAATTTATATACTAAAGTTTACCAAGCACCACCAGAGGAAACTATGGAGAACTGTCAGAAAATTGTACTACCTAGTGCCGTGGCTAAGATGAAATCGCAACCTCATGTTACTCAAGCTAGTGGCGTATGTTTTGAAGTTGACATTAATTTAGGAGAACGTGTAGATGTATGGACCCCAAGTACAAGCCTGTGATACCCTTCACTCTGAGAAGTATCGACTACCTAATGAGTCATTCGATGAGGCGTGTTACCGACAGTCGGCAGCTATGTCCGACAATGA